TTTTCGGAAATGACGGTTCGGACATTGTATGCAGCTCTAATGATGATATGCAAGCAAATATTTTGTATGATGCCATTGATACCATGCGTTTAATGATAGATCCAAAACAGCAAGATACATGGAGAAATCAGCAGTGTATCAGAAACAAAGTAAATAACTCTAAAATTTTCAAGCTATCAGACAGAACCAGAAATAAAGAAGGAAGAAATATTGATTTTGCCATTTTAGACGAAGTTCACGAAATGATGAAAAATATTATTTTGAAATCCATAGAACAAAGTCAATCTTTAAAAGATAACCCAAAACTCTTTATTATCACAACAGAAGGTTTTGTCAATGACGGTGTGCTGGATCATCTACTTGTTGACTGTAGAAAAATCATAAACGGAGAAGATAACGGTATCAGTGCGGAAAGGACATTACCTTGGCTGTATACGCAAGACAGCGAACAAGAAATCTGGCAGGATAAAAGTACGTGGGTAAAATCAAATCCAACGCTTGGAATTGTAAAGAAGTGGGACTACCTAGAAGAACAGGTAGACTTAGCACGTAAAAGCAAAGCGGATAGGATGTTTGTACTATCGAAAGATTTTAACTTTAAGCAATCCAACTCCGAAGCATGGCTTATGGAAGAAGATTATAAATATTCTGCCGTATACGATATAGAGGAATTCAGAGATTGTTTTGCTCTGGGAGCGGTGGACTTATCAGAAACTACAGACTTAACATGCGCAAAAGTATTGCTTATGAAAAAAGATGATCCAACAAAATATATTTACACTATGTATTTTATACCTGAAAGTAAGTTAGAGTTGTCCAGTGATAGAGAATCAGGAGCGAAATACGCAGAGTGGGCAAAAGAGGGGTGGCTTACCATTTGTGAAGGCAACGAAATTGACCTATCAATGGTTGCGGACTGGTTCTATAAACTTTATGAGACATACGGAATACGCACAATTACAACCGGTTACGATCAGAAGTTTGCAAAAGACTTTTTAAACCGCATGGAAGAATACGGATTTGAATTCGAAATGGTTTATCAAAATAAACTTACCTTATCTAATCCGATGAAATTAGTGGAAGCGGATTTAAAAGGGCGACTTATCAATTATCAGAAAAACCCAATAGACCAATGGTGTTTGGGTAATGCTTCTATGGAAATCGACAACTTTGGTAACGTGATGGCGGTTAAAATCAATAACCAACAAAACAGAAGAATTGACGGAGCGGTTACGCTAATCATCTTGTATGAAATGTATCGGCGTTATCGCTCTGTTCTTTTAAGAAAGTTGAGGTGATTAAGACGGGGTTTTTAGATATATTCAAGAAAAAATCAAAAGAACATAAGTATGCTCAAATGTTAAATGGAAGCATTCCAGTGTTTGCGCAATTTGGAACAAATATTTATGCTAGTGACGTAGTACAGCAAGCTGTAAATTGTATTGTACTGGAAATGAAAAA